GAATCATGGTTGTCTCCAGTTAAAGCCACTCTTTGCCTGTTTTCTTGCCGACCTCCCGCTCTTGCTTGCGGTTCTCGATGATCGGGCGACCAGTCTTAGGGTTAACTTTAATCGACGGGTCAATCTTGTCCAGACCACGAGGTGCTGAGACTGACTCATAGGGTTTAAATTCAGTATTCATTTGGATTGACTTCACAACCTCTAGCGAAAGGATGCGGCGATAAACTTTGCCGTTGACCGTTCGCTCAACCCCAAGGTCGGGAGCGTCGGCCATTGGGTACTCCAATTGGATTACCTCGCCATCATCAGATTGGAAGTCGTATCTCATGAAGTCAATATTGGTTTCAAGGACGCCGCTTGACGACGAATCTGATGGGACGCATTCTCTTTAAACGCCGCAGCCTTCTCGGAGAACAAGGTAAAAGCTTTGATCAAGTCCTTTGAATTGAACAGCTTGTCCTGCTTGTCGCTCTCGATAGTCATGATGGCGAAGGCGACATCCTGCTCTTGGCGGTGCTGGCCCATTTGCTGGGCCATGCTAATAATCCCGCGATATTCGCACCGGGTTAAGCCTGAGACGTGTTCCTTCACCACGTGACACATCACCCGCCGCTTCGACTGGTCGATGAATTGCTTGGTGTCAATGACTTCCTCAATGCTCGTTGGAACAGCGGGGATCTCCGACCCCTCGTCACCATCGATCACCTTAGGAATCAGCAATCGCTTTGAGTCCTGAATAGACTTTTTAGCAACAGCTGCTTTACGGCTACGCACATCGCACGCACCCTTCTTCTTGTTTTTGCTTGCCATGATTACCTGACTGCTTTAGATACGTTCCTGCCACTGGATCTACCTTGTGCAATATACCCATCAGCAGTGCTAGGTGCAACAGGACCACCTACACCTTGTCCGATTGCGCCGCCGACACTATCGCCAACCATCTGACCTTCATCGCCCATTTGCTCCATCACGCCCATGTTCTGCTGTTGGAACTGGGCGAGCACTTCGGGGAAGATCACAGATGAGAAGTCGCGTTTATTCAAGGAGTTGCCGTATTCATCGAACATGCCGACCCAGTTAATCCATGGGGTCTGGGCCATCACTGTTGACATCTGGGAAATCAAAGTGAACTGGTCTTGAGCTTGTTTCTGCAATAACGCTTGGTCCACACGCTTCATCGACGTGGGGTCGAGAATAAGTTGGAGGTCTTCATAAGACAATCCATTCTGCGATGCCATCGATTCTAGAGACTCGCCGGGGTCGTCTACCGGGAAGGTAACCTCTGGGTTCCACTCTAGTTGTTGGCGGATTAGCTCCACCCGATCGTTGAATGGGATTAACTTCATGTTGAATGGATCGTCAGCCCCTTCCATCTCCAGCTCAGTAGCGATACGCTCCGCCTGCGATGGATGAGGTAGGGTTGAGGGACGTGGTCGCACCTGTACCGCAGACCTCCCGCTCATTTTAAATCGGACGAATTCGGAGTTGAACATGAACCAGCCGACTGTGTTGATCGATCCGACCGTCGCAGAATGGAACATGCGCTCAATAAGAGAGAGGCGGGAATCGCGCTGGGCTGCTGCATCTGCGATTTCAGTGGCTGTCCCGACGCCGGAAACATTTCCTCGTGCAGCGTCAGTAAGACCAGTGACGCGATCGCGTCTTTCTCTGAGAGTCCCGATATATTCATACTGCTCCCGCTGTACGCCACCCAGCTTGATTTGCTGTATAGCCTCTGTCATGTTTTCAATCGGCACCACTTCGCCATGCCTTGCATGCTTCGCTGCCATGCCCGCATTAGGATTCGCGGGATCATACGCGACAAATTCCTTGAAGCCAGCAGCACCTTTGGCTGCAGCAACTGAGTGGGCGTTGAGCTCTCGAACCTGCTCGTAAGTAGCCGCGAGGGGCGATAATGGATAGACCGATCCCGGCACTGAATAGACCCCGAACATTTGGTACGGTCCCCAGCTTGGCCCGAAGTACGGTCGCGGCGGCTTGATCCACTGGGGCTTGCTTGCCTCTTGGCCGTTAACAGCGACCCCCATTGTAAAGATAGTGCCGTGGTATCCCTGCCTACCTCGGGCTTCGGGCAGAGTATGCTCGGGCACCCAGATCTCGTACCCGACAATCTCTTGTCGCGACGGGCCTTCATAGGTATTGGTCGAAGACCGTACCTTATCGAGGCCCACGTCCCACGCGATCTTGGCAATAGCGTCATGATTGAAACCCTTTCGCTTGAGCAAATCTTTGTGGTCGCGTTTCCATACGTGCCCCATGAACCGTGCTTGCTCGAACTCTTCGCAACGGTAGTCAATAATGAAACGGTGCGGGGGTATACGCTTAGCGACCGGCCATTGCGGCTTGATCTGCAACCCAGCATTCGTCATGAAACCTTTGTACCCCGGCATTGGCTGTAGCGTCGTACGGATCACACCAAAGCCGAAAGCACAGTCGTACCACACTTTGAGCAGCGTCTTCCAAAATTCATTCATCTCCGCCCACTGGTTGATGCCCGCCTCCATTCGGGCTAGAACTTCCTTCGGCACGCCGGAGTGTCGGCTACTGACATACACCGTTGGGTTGTCGTAGACAATCTTGTTCGTGACAAGGGCCAACCATTCCAATGCGTGGTTCTCTGGAGCTGGGTCAAGATCTTGAGAACGATCTTCCCGCCAGTATGGACCGTGGTAATCTTTAATCAAATCAGCGGTCACACGCAGATGAAGGTCTCGGTGAGACTCGGCCCCGTGTATTTCACTGTGCATCGTTAGAATATTTTCTGGGTCAAATCCAGCCATGAGTTATCGCTTTCGTGCAAAGGGATCTATTGTGCCGCCTGTGGGCAAATTAACACGGTCGTGACCAGCTAGACGCCCAAGCGTCCCCGGCCTAAAACGTGGTGCGGACTTGTCGAAGTAGGACACTTCGGTCACTCCTAAACAGCACACACCGTACGCGATTGCAATGTCACCGTGCCGTGTTTGTGCACCGGTTGACAGATCCCTGAGCCTGCCACAGACTATTCTACCTTGATCGTCAAATATCCATCCACCCATGTCCACCCAGCCCTCCTCGCTGTGCGTTTGAAACCATCCATTACGCATATACTTATTGAGCGTAGCGAACAGGATTTCCTTGGTGTCGCCTGTACTTTGCCATCCCCATTTACGGGTTCGTTTAGCTACCCGGCGATCCTCTAACCTCTGGTAGTATACGAACGGATAACCAGTGCGAACAAGCTCGTGCCCAAACGGAAGGCCGGGGCCGTTCCGCTCGAAAATCACAAACGCATGACCGTGTTGCCCACCAAACCATACCCCCATGATACTAACTAACCGAGCAGCCTCAATCGGATCGATTGATGGATCGACATACTCGGCAACAATTTTCCCAGTCGTGCGGGACATTACGGCAATTGCTGTATGAGATTCGTCCACACCGTGGCTAAGGTCGGCACCAATTACATAGTTATCGTCGGCAGGTGGATCCCCGTACTTATCCAGCTCACACCAGACTTTCATCTTGCCATCCACGTCTTTATGGAAGCGGCGATTCTTAACATCCAGCGTGCCAGTTGTACGAGGTGGCCGAAGCGACCCCTTGAGCTTGGCCAACGTGTTTGAATCCAATACTAAAAGCCCAGATGTGTCGTGATCGATCAGCCAGTTTTCACGAATATCACGTGGCGATGTGGCACGTGCCCGAGCAACACGGAAGGCTGGCGACTCCCAGTAATAACTACCTGCCTTGCCGGTGACGATGCCGTCGCTGTCGCACACGATGCGGCGATCTTTGCCCATGTCGGGATGATCCCAATACCCCAGCGTGCAGACTGTGATTTCACCGAGACCCTCGGGCGTCATCGCTTTCTCGCGAAGCTTGCTGAATTCAGTACCCGGCCCACTCGGCGTTGAGGCAAGCAGGTAACCCGCCGATACTGTATCGATCGACTTCATCAGAGCTCGACCGTCAGGGAAACGAGCTGCTTCGTCAACGAAAGTGATTGTTGTTCTTAATGACTGGCCTACATCTTTGTTAGATGTTTCACCAATAATGCGAGACTGGCGGGCTGTGTTTACAATTAGTGGCTCATTGCCGCGACGGCGTTCAATGTCCCGCTCCTCACTGACCATCCAATCCGGCAGCTTCTTGAATACATAATCAACCTTGCCAAAGAGAGAGTCTTCTGATGCGTTGTCCACCATGCCGGACTTACGGCTGATCACCAACGCCGAGTAGCGATCGATAAACAAAGTGCCCCATGCAATCATGTCCATGATGATGACGGTCGCCCCCTGCTCGCGGCTCTTATCCGCCAGCATCGTGCCGCCTTGGCGAAAGCACTTGTGTATCTCATCGACGAAGTGATCCTGAGCAGGCCACGTGATGATGGGTGCGTCAGCTTTTGGCGTCTTGCATATCACGCCATTAGCATCCTCATACTCAGAGTTAGCACCACGTACGCGACCGTCGCCACACGTGTACTTCGGGCGGTAGGTCCACGCAAATACATTGAGCCAGTAGAGCGGCGACTTGGCACACACTGCCATGATCGACTCTCGACGCTCAGTCGTGTTCGCCCATTCCAGTACGTTCTTTCGGTATTGGAGATTCTTCTCCAAGGTCTTTGGAACCTTGAATCCTGTCTCAGAACACTCCCACACATCATTGTCGTACGTCAGGGGATGTGACGGATAATGATGCTGGACCTCATTTTTTTCAACAACTACAACCATTACTGTTGACAGCCTGCCATCGGCAGTCTATAGTCTCCGTAGTCACGCTTTTATAAGGAGCACACGATGTTACCACCCAACAAGGGTTTGAAGTACCCTGCGACTGAAGGTATATGTACCTCGCAGGAAGTTAAAGCATTGCTTGCAGCATGCAGTAAAACACCTGCAGGCCTTCGCGACAAGGCGATCATAGCCACGCTGTACCGGACCGGTCTTCGTTGCAACGAGATGGCTAACTTGGAAAGGTCCGATCTCAGTGAAGCCAACCTCACACTTCGTGTGAGGCGAGGCAAGGGCGGTAAAGACCGTCTCGTTGCCATCGACATGAAGACGATTGGCCTCATTAATAAATCTTTGCGGAAATTCAAGAGCAGGTTTCTGTTCGCCAATAGCCATGGAGACTCCTTGAACACATCATACATCCGGCACATGTTGAAACGAATTGCAACACGAGCTGAAATCGACCATAGGGTTCACGCTCACGGTTTGCGACACTCTCATGCGTTCGATCTCGCGAACGAGAACGTACCACTCCACATGATCAAAGACCAACTCGGCCACAGCAACGTAGCGACGACCGACCGATACATCAATCATATTAACCCAAAAGCACGACTAGAACGAATCGGAGGACGAATATGGTAGAACATATTACGAATCGAATTGAATTTATTGACCAAGCAATCTACAACGCCGAGGCCAGTTACCGTGGCATTATCAATGCCCAGACCCGAGACTCAAAAGATCTGGATGATGAGCGACGAGAGCACATTAAGTTTCTCAAGAAACTACTCGCCGAGCTTGGACAAGCTAGGAAATACGCCCACGAAATGGCGGATGTGATCGTTGATATGTACACGGCGACACAAAAAGACAACCTACCAAGCACTAAAGACAACCTACCAAGCACGAAAGGCAGGTAGCAACCATGAGTCGCCAACCAACAAGACTTAATGTCGGTGTTATCACAAAGGTATATGATGGCGATACCGTCACATGCGATTTAGATATTGGATTCGGCCTCACCTTGAAATCAGCCAAACTAAGACTTAAGGGCATCGACACGCCTGAATTGCGAGGAACTAGCGGCGACGTTAAGAAAAGAGCCTATGCCGCGAGAGATTACCTACGCAGTTTGATACTAGGCAAAGAAGTTTTGGTTAGGACATACGGCAAAGGCAAGTACGGTCGCTGGCTGGCAACGATTTATCATGAAAGAACCGATGTTAATGAACACTTGATCCGCAAGGGTCACGCACAAAAGTATATGTAATGAAAGGACGATTATGAACATCATCGAAACACTCAAGAAAGCTAAGAAGGAAGACGCCCGACACCTGTTCATCGTGACAGATGACATGGACTTTGCGAACGAGATTCTCGGGTGGCTGGTCCCAGCTGCCGCAAAGAAGGCTGGGGTGTACGAGCCATACACCCGGTGCAAGCTATACGGCAGCTATAAGTACAAGTACGCCCGCAAGTTAGGCAAGCTCGTCGTTGAGGTAGTCCATGTGGGGCTACTAGCTGGCAGGCAACTTCACCATCGCAACGCTCTGGTGTACAATATGCCCAATGGCAAAGGAAACGTCGATCACAAACGGGATTCTGAAGTACCTCAAATCGTTGCCTAATACGTGGTGGATGAAGGTACACGGGTCAGCATTTCAAGTCGCTGGCGTGCCCGACATCATGGGCCTACTCTGGGGTCATGGTGTCGGGTTCGAGGTGAAGGTTCCGGGGAATAAACAACAACCGATTCAGGTCTACGCTGCCAAGAACATAACCGATGGCGGAGGCATGTGCTTCGTCGTCCACAGTGTGTGTGAGACAC